AGGCTACACAGGTGTGCGTATTAGCACCCACGCTGTAGAGTGGCAAATCCAACAGTACGGCAATTTTTCTGACGCAGTAGGGTATACCTACCAACAAGACGGCCACGCTTTCTATGTGTTGAATTTTCCGTCTGCCAACATTACATGGGTCTACGACGTAGCCACCCAAGGTTGGCACGAACGCGCAGGTTTTTCAAATGGCTTGTTTACCCGCAACCGTGGCAATTGCCAATGCAATTTTGGGGGCAACATTCTTGTTGGCGACTTTGAGAATGGCAACCTTTACCAATTAGACTTGGTGCAATATGCCGACCATGACCAACCCCAAAAGTGGTTGCGCTCATGGCGCGCGCTGCCCACCGGTCAAAACAATTTAAAACGCACTTCGCAACACAGTTTGCAATTGACTTGCGAAACAGGTGTTGGTTTAAACCTATACCCTGCGTATGATAGCGAAGATTTAACAACCGAGTCAGGCGACGTATTGGTAGCCGAGTTTACGCAAGGTTATTTAGTTACTCAAGCTAACGACCAGTTAACCACTGAGAGCGGCGACGGGTTTGAGCCTTTGGTGACTGTTGACGCAACCGAGCCTTACCCTAACGGGTATGCGTTATCGACTACGGCATACCCCGAAGCACCAGGGTACACGCCCCAAGTCATGTTGCGCTGGTCTGATGACGGTGGCCACACATGGTCAAACGAGCATTGGGTGTCAATGGGTAGGATAGGCGCCTACGGCACTCGCGCCATCTGGCGACGCTTGGGCATGACGCAAAAACTGCGCGACCGTGTCTATGAGGTGTCAGGCACCGATCCGGTCAAGATTGACATTGTGGGCGCTGAACTAATCATCAGCGGCACAAATGCCTAACATTACCCAAATCCCCGCACCTCGCGTTGCCATTGTTGATGCAAACACAGGGCTAATATCTACGCAATGGTTTAGATATTTCAACAATATCAACACCATTGTTGGTGGCGGCACGGGTGTGACTCCCCCTCAATCAGGCGGTACGGGTACAAGTGATGTTCCTGTAAACGGTCAGATTTTAATAGGCAACAATACCGGCACTTATACGGTTGCGTATTTAACGCCAAGCGCAGGGTTGTTTAGCACTACCGCTAGTGGCTCGCTTACGGTTGGCATATCCAACACTAGCGTGTCGGCAGCGTCGTATGGCTCGGCGTCGGCGGTAGCCACTTACACCGTTAACGCAAGAGGGCAGCTAACTGCTGCCGCAACCGTGCCGATTGCTATTTCATATACTCAAGTCACAGGCTTGGGTACAATGGCTACACAGAACGCCAATTCTGTAGCGATTACTGGCGGCACGATTTCAGGTACAGATTTAAACACCCAAACCAATACCAACAGCGTTTTAGCGTGGATAGGAACAACTAGCCAACCTACCGTTAATGTTTACCCGATTGCGACCATGACAACTCTTGCGATATTAGACGGCTATTATTTCAATGATCTTGAAAATGCCACGCCGTTATACCAAGGCAAAAGCGACATTAACGCAAATTGGCTAGTCATTGAGTATGACCAAACAACGGGTACGATTAGATACGCAAACATTGGCAATAACGCAACGTACTTGACGTATGACACAGCGTGGGCGGCAAGAGCCACTTTGGTTTATGATGAATTTCAGGATATGGTGTTTCCATAATGGCATTCGCTCTTGGAACAACAGCAGGCGCAGGAACAATCTCCATCGTAGCTGGTGGCTCAATTGTCACGGGCGTAGGTACAAACTTTGTCGCTGCTAACGTAGGCGCAATCCTTGTTGTAGGCGCACAATGGGGTGTTATCGCTTCAAGAGCAAGCACGACTAGCGTTACCCTTGACCGACCCTTTGCGACTGCTGTAACGGCTTCTGCTTACACCATATCAGCAAACATCCCTGTCATTACTCAGACGGGTACGGATACTAGCTTGTCAACGCTGACGGGTGTGCCAGGGGTTACAACTAGCGTAAACCTATGGACTATTACTAGCGCAACCCTTGTTGTCAACGGCAGTTTAACTATTAACCGATTGACAAACAGGCTTAGGTTTCTTAATCCTGCCAACTTAGTTACATCTGCTGTAACTCCTCCAACTTTAACGATTGGCGCAACAGGCTCTTTTAATAATTCAGTTGTTCAGACTTCTGGTGGGTATACATATCGCTCGCCAAATTACTCAATAATTTTTGATGGAGTAGTTCCTTCTTTTTCTGCTACAACTGGCAGTTTAATTGGAACTATTTTAGGCTCAACTTCAGTTTTTGAAGGCAACATTGAGTTTGCTAACCTTTTAGGCACTTCAGTTTTAACTTGTAACTTTGAAGGAACAACGACACTTCAATATGGTGCTTTGCTAAACAGCCAAGCGGGTGCTAATAACATTTTGTTTTATGTTTTTAATGCCGCATCAAACTTAACAATAAACAATTACACCAGCGTTGGTATTTCTTTGCGAGTAGCTAATAACGCTTTAACAATTAATAACTATGCGGCAACGGCTGGGCCAAATGCAATTAACATCAACACAGGGAGTGCAGTCAACAATCCTCAATATGTTGGTTTGCAAAGTTTAGGAAGTGCTAGTGCATCTATCCGCACAGCGGCAACAAGCCTTAAATATTTTCAATTAGTAAATTATTCAGATACGCTTTTAGTGCCAACTTCAAATTTAGCAAGCACAACAGGCTCGCAGTTTTTAATTGTTAATCAGCTTGTTCTTTCTGCAACAGGTTCGGCTGGCGTAATTCAAGGCGCAAAGTTCTGGGCTAGAGATTCTAATAACGGCTCTCGTTCCCCCACCAATTACGGCGCAGGGCAAGCGTATGAAATAGCTACAACTGGCAATTTAACCTATCAAGCCACGACAGCAGCAAGCGGCATTGCGCCCACTTTAAACATAATCAGCGTAATTTATTGGCAACCAACAGCTTCAACTGCCACAATTGATTATCGGGGTAATAACGGGGCGCAAGACTTAAACATTTATCAATGTGCTTACAACTATGTTTTAAGCAATTCGCTTACAAACCTTTGGCCCTTAAATAATGGTATTTATGGAGGTTCAAGCGCAAGAAACCAAGGCTTTGTTTTGCTGACAGACCAATCTATTACGCAAACCACAATGGCAACGGTTGCGGCGTACACAGCATTAGACACAGCACAACAGTTATACGACTACGCCAAGTATTATCTGTACACCAACTTTGCTGGTGAAACGGCAACTTACGTCACTCGCTCTGGCGATGTAATTAACGCTGGTTCTTACAATGTCATCATTGATGCAACCGCTGCCACACCTTTTGTTTTTGCTGGTTCAACTATTACAGCCAAGTCGTCTACTTTTACGGGAAGCCTGACAACATCGGGTGCAGTCACATTTGCCAACGGTGCGGTGTTTTCAAACAACACAGTGACAGCCAACGTGTCGCAAGCGACACCAACAAACCTCACGGGCGTAACAATCAATGGCAATCTGACCTACAACACAAACACGCCAATCACCATCACACTGACTAACTGCGCTATCTCAGGCACAGTCAGCAACAGCGGCTCAGGCTTGGTCACAATCAGTTTGACCAACAGCACGATTGGCACGGTAGGCTCTAACGTCACTTCACGCATTACCACCTCGCTGACACTTAACGGCTTGACCGCAGGTTCGCAGATTTATGTTGCTAACGGTGCAGGCGCACAAGTTGCGTATGTTGCATCCTCATCTACCTCTTACACACTAGACACCACAGGGCAGACAGGCGCTTGGACTTGGAAAGTAGCTCGCTATGGCTTTACATCACAATACGGTGGGCATAGCCCCGCTGTAGCGTCAACAACGGTAACGGTTGTTTTGTCAGCAGACGCATTCATTACGCAGCCTGTAAAGGCTACAGTAGCAGCGTATGAGTTCTTGCCAAACATGGACACGCTGTACGATTATTCGGCATATTACGAAACGCTAGAGATTGGCATACCCTACTCAAGAATCATCACCAAAGCGGGTACAAACGCTTCTGCTGGAGCGTATCCTGTAACGCTTAACGACACGGGCGATGTATGGATTTTTGATGGTTCGTCGCTCTCAATCTGGTGCGGCGATAGACTGAGTCCGGGTACGACAATTACAGGCGCATTGTTTAGCTCAAGCCCTGTAACAATACTGCCGTCTAATTTTGTTAATACAGCTATCACCGCTAATGTCATACAGCCTATTCCACTTGACTTGTCTGGTATGACTATCACGGGCAACTTGACTTATGACGATAGCGCACCACTCGCCTATACCGTAACGATTACTGATAGCACGATTAGCGGCACAATCAGTAACGCTGGAACGGCAGAGGTTAAAGTCATTAAAGCGGGTACTAGCCCATTCTTTACTGCTGGTGCAAGGGTAACTGTTGTAGCTATCGTGGCTATTACAACCCCGAATAGCCTAGCTCTATCTACCTACATTATTAAAAACGCAGGCACAGACCTTGGCTGGGTTGTGCAAAATACGGCAAGAAGTTTAGAGATTCAAGCGGGAGATACGTTTTCGGTCTATGCGGTAGCGTATGGTTATCAGCGGACATTGTTTTACCCCACAGCCTCAAACTTCAACTCGTTTAGCGTATCGTTATTGCCTGAAACCAACGTAGATACATCGTTGAACACGACAATTAGAAATTTCATTGCAACACAGATCAGCACCGCTGTCGTTGGTCCTGCGCTTGCGGTATCGGTTTTATCAGACTTGCGGGCTTATTCGCCAGCAGACGTTCTGAACGGGTTGCAGTATTACAGCGTTGTGTATGGTGAATTGCCAGCGTACATCTCGGTTCTAACGGGAACAACGGAAGGGTTTACCATCATTTCAGGCGGCGTGTATATATCATCGCCTGCGTTCTACGCACAGGTCAATAACTCAGTCACGACTACGACCAATCTAGGCATTCTGATCCCGCTGTATTTTGACGTAGACCCTGCGGTGTATATCGCAGACCCGACCTACACTCCTACCAAAAAGAACACCTCTGGCATTGTGCTACAGACTGCGCCGTGGACACAGCAAACGGCAACAATTAGCCAAACGGACAAAGCGGATATTGCAGCTACAGTATGGGATAGCGAGCAGGCAGATTACACAACCGCAGGAACAATAGGTGAAGCAATAGGCAATACAAACAAGAACGCTGGTTTAATCCCTCTATTACTGTAAAACTATGGCCTTTGACACAATAACTCCCGTTCGATTTGGTCAAGCTGCGATCACCACCAGTGCGGCTACACTATACACCACGCCTGCATTAACTCGCGCACTAGTTAAAGAGATTAGCGTGGTCAACACAACGGGCGCGGCGGCTACCTTTGATGTGTACCTTGTACCGTCTGGAGGAACAGCGGGTACGGCTAACGCTTTGTTTTATGAGCAACCATTGGCGTCAAAAGAGACGCTGCAATGGAATGGGCTGCAAGTGTTAAACGCTGGCGCAACAATTCAAGTCAAAGCGTCAGCCACAGGTTTAACGGTGGTGGCCAGCGGCGGGGAGGCGGTGTGAAGGTAACTTACAGCTTACCAGCGTTCGGTATGCGCCAAAAAGTGCAAGCGTTGCAAGACGTTATCTCTCAATTGCCTCAATACGAACCTGAAACTACACACACGTTTCACGCGGGAATGTACTGCCGCGAGGTGTGGCGACCAGCGGGCGTAATCATTGTCGGTAAAGTTCACAAAAAAGAGCATTTCTATTTGATCGTGTCGGGAACAGTAGCTATTACCACAGATGAAGGGGTAAAATCTGTCACAGGCCCCACTTTGTTGTGCAGTAAGCCAGGCACTAAACGCGCCGTCTATGCAGAAACAGATGCGCTCTGCATGACATTTCATGTGGTTGACGCCAAGACAATTGAAGACGCAGAGCAAGAATTAGTTGAAGAGGATGACTCAAGTATGTTTACCCTTGGAAACAAACTTAAAAATGAGGTATTAGCATGACATTCGTAGCCGCAAGTGTTATTTCTGCTGGGGCAAACTTAGCTGGGTCGTTTATTAGTTCAAACGCAGCTAAATCTGCGGCTAATACGCAAGTTAAGGCTTCGCAACAAGCTGCCGCGCAACAATACGCAGCAGCCGAATCTGCTATTAAAACGCAGCAGCAAGTGCTTGACGCGCAGATGCGAAACGCCAACAACGTGCAAGCGGCGCAGATCCA